GTATACCTTCAAGGTCCCGGACGGCAATATAATGCAGTGGTTCATAGACGACTTCTCCGATGTGGTTGAGAGTAGGTTCGCTGTAGAGTTTCAGAAATACCCCGAAAAAGGCGAATATGACGCGATTCTGATACACAATCCGTATGATGAGTGCAACTACGTCACAACCCTGCCGAAAAACTTCTACTCATCCAGTCTCAAAGGCTTGTCTCGGGCACTTTGTCTGATACCTTACGGCATCGGTACCATCTGCCTACTGACTCCCGGTGTCATGAACGCTGACTATGTCTATGCGGAGAACGAAGAGGTTGTGCAGTCGTTCAGGTCTCAGATCATGGAGCAGGGTGCGACTGCGGAAGAGGCTGACATCATCTGTCAGAAGATGATACTTGTCGGATCTCCTAAGTACGACCTCAATCTCGAGCAGACTGTGCCGGAAGAGTGGAAGGAACGCATCAAGGGCAAGAAGGTGGTTCTGGTAGCGTCATCACTCACGGCATTCCTGGAAGATCCTGACGCGGAGATGGAGAGGATCCTGAGCGTGATAAACGAGTTCTCGGAAAAAGAGGATCATATTGTCATATGGCGCGAACATCCACTTATGAAGCCGACTATCATGACTATGCGCCCGCTGCTGATGATGCAATATGGTGCGGTGCAGAAACGGTACATAGATGAAAATATCGGCATCTTTGACAGAACGATGGACTACCGCATCGCATTCTCGGTAGCAGATGTTTTATACAGTGACCCGTCATCATTAGTGAGCGTATGGGAGAAAACAGGAAAGGAGTACCACGTACTATGAGCAAAGGAAAGGTTGTAGCAATGGGAAAGTCGAAGATCTTGGTCGGTATGCCGACAATGGGAGCTATGGAGATCGAGGCCGTTAAGAGCCTCATGCAGTTGGAGTTTGACGGAAGCGTTGATATCGTCAGCGAGTCGCTTGTGTACGATGCCCGGGACAAGATCGCTATGGATGCGATCGCTTCCAAGGTGGACTGGGTGATGTGGCTTGATTCTGACATCGTATATCCGCCGAATATCATCCGCAAGCTCATGAGCCGCAACAAGGACATGATAACCGGCATCTACCATAAGAGAACGTCACCATATACGCCCTGCATCTATAAGCTCGATGACCAGAAGCTTGTGCCGTATCTCGATTATCCTGATGACGGCCTCTTCCAGGTCGAGGCAGCGGGCTTTGGGTGTATGCTCATGAAGGCATCGGTCATCAGGGCAATATATAACAAGTTCGGCGGCTGTTTCTTCCCAATCAACGGTATCGGTGGCGAGGACTTATCCTTTATCAGACGCGCAAAAGAGGTAGGTGTCGAAGTATGGTGCGACTCTTCCGTCAAATGCGGTCATATTGGCAGACAGATCGTGATGCCGGATAAGAGTATCGTACAGATGCCCGAATAATACTTGATAATACGGAAAACGGGTGTTATTATTCAGTTATAGTAGGATAATAACATCTGTTTTTCTTATGAAATACGAACGAAACGAAGATACAGAAGCAAAAGTATGGCAGATCATCAACACAGACGATGATTTCGCCCAGATACAGATCGCGCAGCCTAAGATATGCGTTCTCGACTGTCTGATGAAAAAGAAGTCGGAAGGCCGCCTTGTGTTCGCTGATATCAGACCCGTGCAGGATATGTATAAGGCACTGGTCGATTTCGATTATATTATCGTCATCTATACCGGCAACACGGTCCTTCTGTCAGATGAGCAGTTCATGATCCTGTTAGAGCATGAGATCAGGCATATCGACATCAGACTTGGAAGAGAAGGCACTGTCTACGGTACAGTCGGGCATGATTTCGAGGACTTTTACGCGATCATTGATAAGTATGGTATAGATTGGAGCACGTGGAATGCCAAAACGCAAAGTGTCTCAAGTGAGTCTTGATAACTTAAAACCGGGCGGGGAAGCTCACAAGCTTACACGTGAAGAACAGAGCAAAGGTGGTAAAGTTTGCCATCAGAGACGTTCTGCACAGGCAGCGATACAGAAACTCCTGAATACGAAGCTCACGAAGCGGCAGATCCGTCAATATGAGCTTATGGGTCATGAGGTTACGGGTGACGAGACCTTCATAGATCTGTTAATGGCAGGACAGGCTCGAGCTGCCGTTGATGGATCCGAAAAGTGTGCCCGGTTATGTCTGGAATATGCCGGCGAGAAAATATCACGGGGCGATGCTTCCGACCTTATCGATCTGTTAGAGGTTATCCGTGACAGTGCCCGGAAGAAGGATGATGACGAATGATATTCAGTCCGAAACAGGTCAAAACACTTAACTGGTGGACAGAGACCGATGCGGAAATGATAGACGGCATCATCTGTGACGGGGCTATCAGATCCGGCAAGACAAAAAGCATGTCGCTCGGGTTCGTTCTGTGGTCGATGATAACCTTCCAGGACGAAAACTTTGCCTTGTGCGGAAAAACGATACAGTCTCTGAGACGTAACGTGATAAAACCGCTCAAGATGGACATTGACAGTATGAAGCGCCCGAAGCTGACCGTTACCGAGCACAGATCAGAAAACTATCTGACAATCTCAGACGGATCCGTCAGCAACGACTACTACATTTTCGGCGGCAAGGACGAAAGCAGTCAGGATCTGATACAAGGTATGACTCTTGCAGGCGTCTTTTTGGATGAAGTGGCACTTATGCCCGAGTCGTTCGTCAACCAGGCAACAGGTAGATGCTCAGTCACGGGCTCAAAAATGTGGTTCAACTGCAACCCGGAAGGACCCGACCACTACTTCAAAGAGAAGTGGATAGATCAGGCGGATGAGAAGCGCCTGCTGCATCTGCATTTTACGATGGATGACAACCCGAGTCTGTCAGATCAGGTGCGTGACAGATATAAGCGTATGTATAGCGGCGTGTTCTACGACCGCTTTATTCTCGGAGAGTGGGTACTGGCATCAGGCATCATCTTCAAATATTTCGCACAAGACCCTGAGCCGTATCTCATAGATCGGGCAGATACCGAGCGTCAGGTGTGGTCACATCTCGTTATGGGTATCGATTTCGGTGGTAATGGATCCATGACGACAATGTGCCTGACCGGCTACCAGAATAACTATAAGAACCTCATCGTCTTGGAAGAGGACGGTCTGCCGGTAACGGAAGATATAGATGCCAAAATGATATGCGATAAGTTTGTGAAATTCTACCGCATGTGTCTCGACAAATACGGCCGTGTTGACTGGATATTCCCGGACAGCGCGAGCACTACGATGATAAACAGCATCATCACAGCGGCACGAAAAGAGGGACTTCCGACACGTGGCATCAGTGGTTGTCGAAAAAACGAGATAGCCGAGCGCCCGAAAACGGTAGATCTGCTGTTCAATACCGGGCGGCTCAAAATAGTCCGGGACTGCCAGAGCGTCATCAAGGCACTATCTTCCTTGCGATGGGACGAGAAAAAGAAAAATATACCAGAGGACAAAAATATCGGTAACTGCAACGACTGGTACGATGCCTTCTGTTATACATGGATAGATTTTGTGGAGTTTGTGGACTTAGCACGATAGAAAAAAGAGTTTTTAGAAGGGAGTACCGAAATGCAGAAAACAAGCACGTTACAGGACATTTTGAAGGATTTGGGCATCCCGTACAATACGAAAGCCCAGAATATCATCAGGCAGTGTGATGATTGGTACGCAAACAAGACTACCGACTTCCATAAGCGGACAAACGTGAACGGTGTCGCATATGAGCTCAATTCTATGAATTTTGCGAAGAGATGCTGTGCGGATGATGCGAACCTGTGCGAGATCGTAGAGATCAACGCCGGTGATGAGACGTATCAGTTCGATGGAATTAACGATATATTGTCAGAGAACCGCTTCCAAACGATGTACAGGAAGCAGCTTGAAAAGCTTGCGGCATCCGGCACGGTCGGTTGTTATATCCGTCTGGATGAGGCGACCTATCTGGAAGATAACAGGATCGTAGGCGGTAAGATCCGCATCAATTACGTTGACGGCGAGTCAGTTGCCCCGATAACGGTAGAAAATGACGAAGTTACCGAGTGCGCTTTTGTCGGACAGGACATGGATGACGGACTTGATACCTTCACAGTCGTAGTATTTAGGAAGGATGGCAATGAGTCTTATACATGTGACACATTCTACTTCAAGGACAGCAGAGAAGTGACAGATAAGCGCTCATCGATTCAGCTCGGACCCGTCAAGCCGTTCGCAATTATGACGAGCGCGGAAGTAAACAACATAGACGATATGGAAGGGTACGGATATCCGAAGCTTTACAGTTCGATACCTGTGCTGAAAGCGCTTGACCTGGCATTCAACATTCTCTTCTCGGATCTCGATAAGGGCGAGAAGATGATGTTCATCAATGAATTGCTCGCTTGCATCCAGGTAGATCAGAACGGCAAGCCTTATCTCACACCGAAACAGCAGGAACAGTTCATCCTTCTGGGCGAGAAGCTTCCGACTCAGGACAGTCTTATTTATGAATACAACCCCGAGCTGAGAATAGACGCAATAACCAAGATTTTCGAGACGTGCTTATCTCTTCTGTCAATGTCGTTCGGATATGGCACGAAGAAATACACATTCGAGAACGGACAGATCAAGACCGCATCGGAGTATATCGGCGAACGTCAGGACTGTATGCAGGAGCTTAACAAACAGCGCGGCATGGCGGTTCAGTATATTACCGAGATTGTGCACGCTATCATATGGTTCTCGAACACATTCAACGGCATGTCATGGGTAGAGCCCGAAGAGATCCGTGTCGAGTTTGACGATTCCTACATAGAGGATAAGGTATCGAAGCTCGAGAGTATGAGAAACGATGCGCTGCAGTTCCCGGAGATCCCGCAGATAAAGATGTGGTATCTCATGGATAAGTACAACCTGTCGGAAGAG